TGGGTCATATCCGAAGCAGCGAACATCGTATTCTTGTTCTAGAATCCATCTATCTAAATCATCGTAGACGTCCATCATATCTAAGACGGTGCATTCTAAAACTACTAAACTTCCTTCTTTAAGAAAATCTTCGTATTTTATTCGCATAGCGCTAGGGAGTTTTCTAAAAGTTAAAGAGGAGATATAGCATCGAGTCTTTACACCATAGTCTTCTCTTGGTAACGGAAACAAAAACGTGAAAGCACAGAAATCATCGCCCTGTGAAAGGTCTGCTCCCATAGCACATGACAACTTCCAAAAACTTCGAGGTCTATGTGGAATGGTCTCTTCGTACGTGAAAAAATATGTGTATCCCTCCATAGGGATTCCAAATCTTTTTGCTAAGATGTCATTACGTGCTGCCGGAGCTTTCTCAGCTCTTTCTACGTCCAATTGATACGTCTCGTACGTCACCGTCTTACCTAGATTTGGATTAGCTTTTAACCATTTAGATTGGTCTGGAACTTCTTGGATATCGTCTAATCTATAATACCATATGGATACGTGTGGATTTATATACTCACCTTTTAGGATATCCATCAGTTCCATTTTGATTGTATCCCCGGAACTATTTCTAACGGTTCCTTCGGAGCTTGTGGCAACTATTAGATAATCGTCAAGTTTACTAGCTCCTTGCTCGATTGCTCCAACCACATCTTCTCTTATATCTCCAGACAACCATTCGTCAACGGTAGATATCTTTGGTCGTAATCCTTGAAGTTTGTCGATGTTCATTGGGCGAACCTCTAGTAAAGATCCGCTTAAAAAATTTTCAATACCCTTTTTAGTAGATGCGAGTTTTGTACGATTAGCGCGACTACCTGTAGTATTTTGTAATGAGCCTTCCGTCAAGAATTGAAACACTGGCCCACGAGACCTCGTTATGGATGTTCGAATTGGAGACATCACTTCTTCTGCTTGCTTCATTGTTGGAGCCGTCGTTATCTGATGAGTTGTCGCAGTGTCTATATTAAGAAAAAAACTTTGAATGCAGCTACTATACATAGACTTTGCTGCCCCACGAGCTACTATCAGATATTGTTTTGTGATTAGTCTCTTCTTCACCATCTTACGAACATATTGTCCGCCGCTTCCGTCTGTATCGGGTTCATAGACACTTCGTTCGATGAAGTAGTACCACCCAAATATTTGTTCTGCCCAGAGTTTAAAGGTATCTAGTAGGTGTAAATCAGAACCATCAGTAAGAGTTAATTCGTCTTCACAATAAGCTATAAATCCTTCAACTGCGTATTCATCGTAATAGACACCCTTATTAGCTATAAGATCGTCTATTCGATTCATCTCCATACTTACTTCTCGACATACCGGAATTCTACCAGCGAGAACATCCTCTCGGAATTGTCCATAATACTTAGGAATTGCGGTATTCGATAATGGCATGATTAGCTCGCCTTTCTTCTAGCAGCCAAATCCTCAAACATTTGATTTGCTTTCTTTGTTAATTGGGCTTTCGCTACATTCCATGCTACGTCTGTAAGCTCTTTCATAGCCCGGTCCATAATCCTCTTACCTCTGGTTCTCTCAGCCTGTGTTACTTCTCGAAGTTGTTTTTCTAGATTAAACCTTTTAACGATAGTTTGCATTTCATTATTAGACATTTGACTCGGGGCTTTCCTTCGGGCCTCATCGGCCGCACGTTTGTCTTCGGACCGAGTGTCAGGAGTTTGTTGAGTCCCACCTGTCTGTCTTTGTGCTTGACGCCTCATATATTCTTCGGTTGACATAGGAGGTCCGGTGCGTCGTCCATCTGGACCACGCTTTCGACGAACTCCCCATTGCATACCTGGAACTCCATGATGCTCGAGGAAGTCTACAAATGTCATGACTGAGTGTGATGCTACAGCAGTTTTGGTTTCTTGTTCCCATCTTTCTTGATTCATGTACTCGATAAACATATCAACAAATTTATCTAGCTCCATATTACTCTTCGCTTGGATAGCTAGAGTATTTCGAATTTCTTTTATCGGCATACTTATTCGCTTAGCTGCGTTCATCATCCTCCCAAAAGACCATTCGTTTATATCTGGATATTCTTCACGGAGTTTTAACATTTTTTGAAGTGATGATTTGATAGTAGTGTGTTTAAATTGTTTTCCAGAATTTTCCCGCTGGGGATTTTTAGAGATTTGATTTATGAAGTCTTCTGCTGAAAATATGTCGGTATGCTCCATTGTAGAATCTTCATATAACCCAAGCTCTTTATAATGTCTAGTTAAATGGGCTGCTAATGCTCCCGTAAATATCCCTTGTTGTTTAGCTCGTGAATAAGCAGCTATGACCCCTCTTCTATGAAGAACTAATTTACCATCTCCGTTCCTTACAACATGATGTGGATACCCAACCCCACTTCCAGAATATGTCGACTCTTTAGTTAGAGAGTTAGGAACTCTTAAATAAGCTTCGGTAATTAGTGCTTTGTAATTTGGCTCCGCTAAAAGTTTGTCGAATAAACTAGCTCCTGGATTGCTCCAACTACCAGTAGTACTAGCCTCTTTAGAATTATTAATTGTTATCGACATTTTCCTCGCCTCCTTCTCCGTCTTCTATTTGATGAACTAGTCTCCATGCTGTTTCATCTCTCTGTCTCTCCATGAGGGTTACATAATAACCCATTTGAGGGGGGTCGAATGATAACCTAGCGCAGAAATATAAGTAGGTCTTTGCTCCTTCGAGGTCTATCCTGTCTGGGATCAAATCAGACCAAATTTCATCGTACCCCTTTATTGAGAACCCCTTTTTTGGACCGATTCCTAGTTGGAGTAGACTAAAGATAGCCCCATTAGTATGGATAATAACGTCCCTATCGAAATTACTACTTCCTTCCTCAACCCCTAGAAGCTGTTTCATATCCCTAAGAATACTAGAATTCGAATCACCAGCGAGTGTCACTAACTCGTTCTCGATAGATTCGCTAATCGGGTAGTCGTAGTCATCCATGGGCAGGTATCTCCTTTCGTCCGAATCACAGGTAATTTATCCCTCAGAAATTCTCGACCATAGTGAATTGCACTATGGGTGTCTGAGGTTAGCGTGATTAGATTTTCTAAATCGAAAACATTTGGATTTCCTTGTTCTATATCATCTAGAGTTATCGGATTAATGTGATGTACTACGGGGGAGTCGAAAATCTCGTATCCAGAAAAAGCCATATCACAGGGACCATCATAACTAGAGTCTCTAACTATCACTTTTTCTCGCACCGATTTCCATTCTGGACTTTTGTAAAGAGCCCTGTTTAGATATCTATCATATCCAAAAGTTTGCTCTCCAACAGAACCATTTAACCTTAGATAGTTATATCGGTCTTCATAGGTTGTAAATTGAATAAGCTCAGTGTATGTCTTGATACTCATTATCATCATCTCTTCCTATTGCCCCACCAGAATACTTTCGTAAAGCGTCCATTACTTTTTTATAATCAATATCCGTTGCTCTCTGAGATTGTAAATTTACAGTTTTAGCTTTTACTAACTCAGTCTCTAGTTTTAGGCGTTCCCTCTCGGCCTGCGCTTGTACAGTTCCCATCTTAAGATAATGTACAATAACTTGGGCGCTAGCAGTGCCGTCTCGCATCTGTCTTTCAGCCACGTCTGTGGCTAATGCGACCATTTGATTTTCTCTAGCTTCTATAGTTGTAGCAGGTGGTGGGTATGGAGTCACAGAAGCGTCTAGGTTGGCTTTACGTCTTGGCATCGCTTCTACCTCCTATAAAAATATGTCAGGCGAACTTCTACGCATGTCGCTGAGCCCAGAGCCCCGCTTGAAAGGAGGTCCGCTCACCAATTCGGACTGAAACCCATTCAGGGGTGGGCCCAGAGACTTACGTAGAAATTACCACCGGAGAATTTTATAGATTCGGAAACCATGGCGAGATAGTTATAAAAATATGTCATCTTCCAAAGGATGCTTAGGGTCTATTTCAAAAGTTTTGATTATTAAAATATTACTTTTTATTGCTGAAAATCGACTTCGCGCGGCCGCCATCAAGATTAGCGCTATTTTGACCCCTGAGAAATTACCCCCGGGGAACTTTTTAGGAGCGGGGTGGTGTCCTAGGGGGAGGGTGGTGTGTTAATCCCCCTCCGGTATATAAAAATCGACGACCTCCCCCAGTCATCGAGCTGGTGTTATCCCTTGGTCGACGGGACATTTGTATACTATGTTAATTTCTGTTAACATGGCGGCTAACAGAATCGTGAACCCGGGCCAGTAAATTTAATTAAAGTTAAACCAGACAAATACTTTTTATAAGAGTCTGATGTTTCTGATTCTTTTTATTCATATCTTATATGGGACGCCTATCTACTACAAATGGGCCTAATGTCTATATAAAAAAGAGAGACTTTGTCTTTGTGGTGAACTATCACGTGCGTCAGATAGTACTTCATATACGCAAACTTGTTATAGACTAATTAATTAGGACGTCTTTTAATAATATAGTTTCCTGTAACGTTAAGAGCTACTATATCTAAGATAGCATTATATATTTCTAACTCGTTATCGGAATCTGAGTTTTCATCGGAAGTATTAGCTATACGAGCTAAGTAGCCACAAGTATTATAATTCATTTGGCTATCAAAACTTAACCAATTTTCAAAATTTTCGTAAGGACAAAAAGGATTATCAGAAGTTGATAAAAAAGCATCAAAATCTTCAACAATATTAACTCCAGTCATCTTAATTCATCCCTTTCAATAATCATATTAAATTATTAACTCTATTTTACAAATTTACGATAATTATTTATAAAATTTTTGGAAATCTTCTGAAAACTTAGAATTTTCTTTTTCAGAAGATTTCCATAATTTTATAAATAATTTAACAATGTATTAAAGATTTAGTCTTTCGACAAGAATATTTGGTGATATACCAAGAAGACGAGCTACTTCATCTCGAGTAGCCCCATTAGCCAGCATTTGACGGGCTCTTGTCTCTATAGAGACGGTTAAAGAAGTAGGCGTATCTTTAGGTGTAGCTAATTGTCGGACTCTTGTTTCGTTCGCCTCTCTAAGTATCTCGGATAGGCGGCTATGTGAGATAGCACCTGCCTGTATGGCTTCCCATTCTCGGTCGGTTATTTCAACTTGTCTCTGACTACGTTTAGGTATACCTAATCTACGACGTGCTGCGTCCAATGCTTGTATTCCAGCACGAGTTTGTTCTTTTCCTGTCATAGAGGGGTTGTCTTGTATTTGACGCTGTACTACCGAATTAGCTATACGTTGGGCGTCTCTTTCAACAGGTCTATATGATACCGCCTCCCTATGTTTAGCATTCAGGGAGGCCACCTCAGCAGCATAAGTTACTGTCGCTGAAGAATTTTTTTGTGTGCGGGGGGTATTAACCATAAGTGCCCGGGCTTGATTAGCTAGAGCTATCATTCTATCCGCGTGATTAGCATACACCCCTTCTATTATAGTACCAGGCGTTCCCGAAGGTCCTGACGTGAGTTCTACAGCGCTTCGACCAGCGAGTGCTATTTCTCTCATACGAGTAGAATCTATGGTAGCCTCTCGTTCTTTACCACCACGGATATACGTTCTACCCGTAGGTGTATATAATTCTCTCCCTGTCGTTGGGTCTATCAAAACTTTAGTTTGTAGTCCAACGCCAGTAGAAGGATCTATGACACGACTAACCGGTCCTATCCTTTGACCGGCGATCCTTTCTGGAACTTTTATTTCCGAACTTGCTCTAGATATTAGTGTTGTCGCTCCACCACTAGGTCCTTTTTCTCTAGGTTGATATTTGTTTCTCAACGATGAAATACCGTTCATCTTTTCGGATGTTTTCCAATCTAAATTATGTTTCTCAGAATCTATTATAACCATTGAATGTCTAACAGCTCTAGCTATCTCGTCAGGACCAGCTCCCTGAATAGTCATATCGGTGATCAGGTTTGATATCCTACCCATTTGATTCTGCATGTTAGCTTTTTTAACAATAGGTCGACCTTCTGAATCTTTTGGAAATTCGACATTGCTACCATCCGGGAGTCTTTTTTCTCTCCATATCCCACCGTGAATTGTTTTCATCCCATCATAAGGAGGATAGGATTCTTTTGTGTCGAATGTTCGAAGGTTTTGAAGTGAGTCGGGCAATCGTCCAGCAGCTTTTATCTGACCCCTAGGATTAGGTATAACTATTACTGTGTCGCCATCAAAATCAGCTCCAGATAGTTGACCTGCTACAGTGGGATTTATACCGACAGCATCTATAGCTTCCGACATTATCGACCGCGCTTCTCGATTTTTATTATTTACGATTAGCTGTGGTATCTCAAAGGTACCACCATGCGGATGTCTTACTAAGACTACTGATTCGCCGTTAGAGAACCCAGGAGCGTAAATCTCATTAGATTTCATAGACTGAATTGGTAGCAAAACCTTATTTGCTTGACGAGGCATCGCGGCGGCCTGTAGCTTTTCAGCGTCTTTCATACAGGCGTCTGCTAATGTTTGAAGTAGTTTAGCTTGAACAGCGGAGTTGGTCATGTTTTTTATTTCGTTAAATTCGTCGAGACGGATTTTATGTTGAATGTCTAATTGTTGTTTCGCTACACTGGCGTTTTGTTTAGACAACATTTGAGACGACAAAGCCCTAGACCAATCTTCCCATTCTCCTTCTTCTTGAATGATATTAAGAACCCCTATTTTTTTACTATCAATAGGCTCCCCTGTTAGTACAGCTTGTCTTCTGATGGTCGCACCGAAAGGATTACTTTGATCTATCGAACCATCTCCTGTTTTTTTCATTTCTTTAAAGATATCAAAAGAAGTCTCTCCGGACTTAAGATTTTTGTTTGTGTTGTAGATGATGTCTACTCCATTAGGAATATTATCACTATAAATAGCCATCCCTTTCATATAATGACTTCCATCAACACCTATTCTTACTTGAGCATATCTTGCTTTACCGAGGTCCATTTCAGGAAGACCTCGACGCATTTCGATAACCCCGTCCTTGGCTCCTCCACCATCTTTCTTTTCTCTAATCATAACTCTTTTACTTGATATAGATTGTATCGGCTCCAAGTTATGGTTGCTAAAAGTTGCTCCATGGTCCGTAGACCTTCCTAAAACAGGTTGTATATTCGCGATATTTTTGACAATATCTTTATACTGGTCTGTTCGGGATTGACCTTCCTCAAGAGGGGTTGTTAATACTCTATTACGAGTTTTCTTACCGGGTACACCAAGTTGTTTAATATAAACTTGGTGTACTTGATATCCG